TTAGTCGAAAGATCTAGAGTTGAAGTTGGATCTAGAAATGTAAGAGTAGCAAATCCGGGTAGAAGTGGTCAAATTGAAACATCTATTAGAGTGTCTCAAAATACAACTAATTCCACAAATACAACTACATCATCTTCAAGTGTTACTACATTAGTAGAATCTAGACCTGAAGAATATATGAGATCTAGAAATACTGAATTTTCCATTTCCAATTTGAAACCATCTACGGAATATTATCAATTCCTAGATGGAAACGGGTCTGTAGACTTTATTCCGAAACTTATTGAAATATCGGATAGTTCTTCTTTACAAAATCCTGGAGCATCATCTACATTTTCAATCGGAGAAACTATTTTTGGATATGATTCAACAAATAATAAAATTATTTCCTTCAGAGTTGCGCGACCAGATCACAAGTTTGGGGCATATAATTCTCCAACCACATCATTTACTATAAATCCTTATATTAAAACAGAGTCTCTACCAACTACATATAGTACTTCTTCAAAAGTATTGAATGTAGACACTTATTCATTATCAGAAGAAGCACAGGGTTTATATTCTGGATATTTAGTTACAGGTGCAAAACTTGTTGGACAAACAAGTGGTGCCATAGCATATGTAAAAGATCTTAGACTAATATCTGATAACTTTGGAGATTTAATAGGATCTTTCTTTATCAGAGATCCAAATACTTCACCTGCACCTGACGTTAGAATTAATACAGGAAATAAAACTTATAAAGTCACATCAAGTCCTACAAACGAAACTGCAGCACCTGGTAGTACTTCCATTTCTAGTGCCTCTACCAACTATGTTTCAGAAGGAACTCTAGAGTTATATGAAACTACTATTACAAATACTACTACAGTAACTACCACTAGAACTACGACTACAACTATAACAAATGTTACAACTGAATTTTATGATCCTTTAGCACAGTCGTTTAGTGTTGGTGGAAGTGAAACTGCAAATGACGAGGAGGATGGTGCTTATTTAACAGGTGTAGATTTATTCTTCTATAAAAAAGACACTAATAATAATCCTCTAACAGTTCAAGTAAGAACTGTAGAACTTGGAACTCCAACAAGAACGGTTATTGGAAATCCAGTTACATTACGACCAAATCAAATTAATATTTCAGATGATGCATCTGCAGTAACTGAAGTAACATTTGATTATCCAATTTATCTTGCTCCTGGACTAGAATATGCAATTGTCCTCCTTGCTCCAGAAAGCATAGAGTATGAGGTTTTCATTGCAGAAATGGGTAAAAAGACTATTCAGTCTGCAAATCTACCTGATGCTAATGCTGTTGTTTATAGTCAACAATTTGCTTTGGGAAGTCTATTTAAGTCTCAAAATGGATCTATATGGACAGCAAATCAATATCAAGATATGAAGTTTACACTATATCGTGCAAACTTTGTAACAGATACTCCTTCTACAGCATACTTCTATAATCCAACTCTAAATGAAAGTAATGGATATATCAAAAATCTCCAAAATAATCCGCTAACTGCACTTCCTAGATTGTTGAGTGTTGGTATTACAACTACCACCGATACTAATGCTATTAGCATCTTGACCACTGGTAGAAAAGTAAGTGAGAGCATAAAAACATATAATTATGGATATATCGTCGGCACAGGATGCTCAGTATCTTCTGTCGGAGTAACTACAAGTGGATCTAATTATGTTACAGATTCTGATGTATCTACATTCAATATTATTGGTAATGGATCTGGTCTCACTTTAAATATTACTGCTTCTGGCGGTGGAATTACTGCTGCTACTGTAGTAAATCCTGGAACAGGATATGCAATCGGAGATGTTGTTGGTATTGTAACTTCTTCAGTTTCCAGTAACAGTGGAAGAAACGCAACTATAACGATTACTGGCAATAACAATGGGGTTGACACTTTATATCTGAGCAATGTCCAAGGCAACTCTTTCACTGCAGATGGAACGGCAAACTTAGTCTATTACGATAACTCAAATAATTCAGTAACTATGGGATCTACTTATATTACAAGTTCAACCCCCACTGGATCTCTATATAATGGCAATTTTGTTAAGGTAAATCACTTTAATCATGGAATGTATGCAGCGAATAATAAAGTTTCCATCTCTGGAGTTTTACCAAATGTTATTCCAACCACATTATCTCAATCTATAACTGCATCTTCTACAACCATTTCTGTTGCAAATGCATCAAACTTTGCGACTTTTGAGGGTAAAGCAGTTGGTGAAAGTAATCCTGGATATGCTATCGTCGAAAATGAAATTATTAAGTATGAAAGTGTTGGATCTGGTACATTAGAAACAATAACAAGAGCACAATCATCCACACTCGCAGTTCCTCACGACACTAATTCACAAATCTATAAGTATGAATTTAACGGAGTATCCTTAAGAAGAATTAATACAACTCACGATATTAGTGATTTTGGTTTAGATATCGATAGTTACTATATTGAAATTGATAGGACTTCTAATGGTGTAGATAGAAGTGTAGATAATACTCCTACAGGTTATCCACAACTTTCATTTGAAACTGAATTAAATTCTGGTGGGAATAATGTTTTTGCTACAGAAAATATTCAATATGATTCTATTATTCCATTTTATAGGATTATATCTCCAACTGATGCGACTTCTGTGTCCGCAAAAATTAGAAGTGTAAGTGGAACAAGTATATCAGGAAATGAAGTATCATTCAACGACTTAGGTTATGAGGATATACAACTTAATTCCTTAAATCAATTGTCTTCCACAAGAATTGTTTGCTCAAAAGTCAATGAAGATACATATCTAACTACTCTTCCTAGAAATAAATCTTTTACTACTGCAGTTACTTTACAAACAAACAATAAGTATCTATCTCCACAAATATTTTTAGATAATTGCTTCACAGATTTCCACAGTAACAGAATTAATTCACCTATATCAAATTATTCCACCGACAACAGAGTTAATTCAGTTATTGAAGATCCACATTCTTCTGTTTATGTATCTAATACCGTTATACTATCACAGTCTGCAACTTCTCTAAAAGTCATACTATCTGCTTATAGACATTCTTCTGCCGACTTTAGAGTTCTTTATAGTTTGATTAGACCTGATTCCAGCGAAATTGCTCAAGCATTTGAATTATTCCCAGGATATGACAACTTAACTATAGATAATAATAATGATGGATATTTAGATATAGTAAATCCAGCAAACAATAGTGGATTGCCAGATACCTTTGTAAGAAGCGGTAAGGATAATGAATTCTTAGAATATGAGTTTTCTGCTAATAATCTTGGCGAATTTAGTGGATATATAATTAAAATTGTTATGTCTTCAACTAATCAAGCATATCCTCCAAGATTTAAAGATTTAAGGAGCATTGCAATCAGATGATGATACCAGTAAAAGGACACCCAAACTTGTATAGGGATGAAGAATCTGGAGCAATTGTCAACTGTGACAATACTTCCTATAATCAATATGTCAATAGTTTGAACAATAGAAAATCCCAAAAGATGGAATTGGATCAAATAAAAAAAGATATTGAAGAAATAAAAAATTTATTAAAACAAATTCTAACGTAGAGGTATGATTAATGTCAAAACCTTCAAGTAAACAAGAATTAATAGAATACTGCTTGAGAAAACTAGGATATCCAATCTTAGAAATTAATTTGGCAGATGAGCAAATAGATGATCTAGTAGATGATGCATTACAATATTTTAATGAAAGACATTTTGATGGTGTAGAGAGAATGTATTTAAAATACAAAATAACTCAAGAAGATATTGATAGGGGAAGATCAAGAAATACATCAGGTGTTGGGATAGTGACAACTACAGGTACTTCAACAATAGATGGAGTATCCAAAGAGTTTAATTTTTATGAAACTTCTAATTATATTCAAGTACCAGATTCAATAATTGGTATTGAAAGAATTTTTAAATTTGATACCAGTTCAATCTCTGGAGGAATGTTTAGTATTAAATATCAATTATTTTTAAATGATTTATATTATTTCAATTCCGTTGAACTTCTTCAATATGCAATGGTAAAAAGTTACTTAGAAGACATTGATTTCTTGTTAACAACTGATAAGCAAATTAGATTTAATAAAAGACAAAATAGACTATATTTAGATATAGATTGGTCATCACAATCTGCTGATAACTATATTGTTATAGATTGCTACAGAATTTTAAATCCAAATGATTTTACAAAAATTTATAATGATAGTTTTTTGAAAAAATATTTGACTGCTTTAATGAAGCGCCAGTGGGGGCAAAATTTAATCAAATTCAGAGGCGTTAAACTTCCTGGAGGTATAGAATTAAATGGTAGAGAATTATACGAAGATGGAGAAAAAGAGATTGAAAGTATAATGCAAAAAATGTCAACAGAATACGAACTTCCACCATACGACTTTATTGGATAATGGCAATCAATCCATTTTTTTTACACGGATCTCCAAACGAGCAAAGGCTTGTCCAAGAATTAGTAAATGAACAACTTCGCATGTACGGTGTAGAAGTAATTTATATTCCAAGAAAATTTGTTCGTAAAGAAACTATTATAAAAGAAATATCTTCATCAAAATTTGATGACAATTTTGCTATTGAAGCATATTTAAATAATTTTGATGGTTACACTGGTCAGGGAGATATATTAACGAAATTTGGAATGAATTTAAGAGATGAAGTTAGTTTAATTATTTCAAAGGAAAGATTTGAGGATTTTATCGCTCCATTTTTAGAACAAGATGATCCGGAAATAGAAATTTTTTCTAGACCTAGAGAGGGTGATTTAGTATATTTTCCCTTGGGTCAAAGAATATTTGAAGTTAAATTTGTCGAGCATGAAAATCCTTTTTATCAATTGGGAAAATTATATGTTTATGAATTAAAATGTGAACTATTTGAATATGAGGATGAAATGGGAGGTTGGAATGATATTAATACTACTGTTGAAGAAATTGATTCTACTCTTGAAAATAGAGGATATATCACTACATTAAAACTCATATCTTCAGGAAGACAAGCGGTTTCAACTGCAAATACTGCTACTGGTTATATTAGAAAAATTATACTAACTAATGACGGTTATGGTTACACTTCAACACCAACTATAGGTATTTCTACAGCTCCTGTTAATGGAATAGATGCATCAGCTGTGGCATTCACAAAATGTATAAATGGGGTGTGCTCTGTTAAGGAAATTCTTTTAACAAATTGTGGATCTGGATATACTATTGCACCAGAAATTACTATAAATGGTGTTGGCGTTGGAGCAGCTGCTACATCTATTTTGGTTACAAATTATAATGGAATAAGAACAGTTAGTATTGGTGATTCAGGTAATGGTTACCCAGATTCTCCTACCATAACTTTTGAATCTCCTACCGTAGGATTAGCGATAACCGCAGTTGGAAGAGTTTTAGTTAATGATGAAGGACAAATATCTCAAGTTTTACTTTCTGACGCTGGTATTGGATATACTCAAAGTCATCAAGCTATTATTAGTCCTCCACCAGTCTTAACTGGCATTGGA